AGAATATCTGGAGCAGTTTGTTTAAGAAGTTGCATTGGATTTTTTACTAAATTTGCAGCACTACTTGCAAATTTACCTATTCCTGTTCCAACTGATGAAAATAAATTCTTTAAAAATCCACCTTTGGATGCACCCGCTGCTAGTTTTGCTGTACCGGCAGCAGCATCATCTGTCAAACCAGCAGCACCTTTGGCAACATCGTCAACTGAACTGGCTGCACCCTTCATTGGAGTTTGGGGTGGTTTTATTCCTTTATAGGCTTCTATTGCTCCTTTTTTAGTTACTCCCGCTTTTGTTCCCATTTTAGTTGCGGTATAATTTAGTGCTCTCCCTACACCAGATGCTCCAATTGCGGTTGCAACTCTACCAGTTCCAGACAATCCTGCTTTAAATGCTGCTTTTGACAAAGAACCTTGTTTTACGGTATCCACACCAAATTTAGTAATAGCACCTCCTATTTTTGGAAATTTTGATGCTATTTTTATACCTAATCCTGCTATACCCTTTCCTACTCTGGCATTTACCGCCGACAAAATAGCACCACCAATAACAGTGCTCAATATACTTGTTATATAACTTGGACTATTTTTATCTTCTTCGTCTTCGTCTTTGTCTTTTTTGCGATCTTTGCCCACACCACCTTCCGCTATTTCTTTAAGAAGTTCTATTATTTTTTCTTGATATTTTTCGTCTTCTCTTCTGTTTTCTCTTTCTTGTTCTTGTTCTTGCTCTGTTTTTGTGTTTGGTTCTTGCTCTTTTTCTGTTTTTGTGTTTGGTTCTTGTTCACCTATAGTTTGTTTTTTTCCATACATAACAAGATCTGAGAGCGATTCTGTAAATGCACTAACACTATCGTCATACACCACAGGTCTTGGTGTTTCATTTATTATTGGACTTATTATTGGACTAGTTTGAGTGTTTTCTTGTAAATTTAAAATTTTATAAAAAAGAGAATTTGACTCTTTAAGTTCTTCCCTAGTTTCTTGAATTTCTTCAATAAACAACAACAGTTGTTTGTTTTTTCCAGATTCATCTTTTTGTGGATATTCAGATCCTTTAAAAAGATTTTCTTTCAATTTTGACATGTCTGTTGTTTTTTCCATATAATTAACTCTTTCTTCTTCTTTGCTTTGTTATTCTTTCGTTTAGCATTTTGACATGATCTATAAGAAGAGTCACATATAAAGTTCTTTCCCAAGGAATCATATTTTCCAGTTCTTCAAGGCTGTACTTGTGTTCCTGCATCAGAATAAAGTTTGTCTTATACATTCCTAGCAGACTTTCACGAGACAGCCCTAGGCGAAAAAATCCATAAAATTGTCGAGAACTACCTTAATGTTCTGGTTAGCGTGTGGTGAAAAAACCTCATCTTCCAATTTCATCTTTGGTAGTGTTTCAAAATATTCACTTATTTTATCAAAATGTTCTTTTCTTAAACTTTCAACAAAATCTATCATTTCTTCTTTGCTTATGTCCTTAGCATCATATACATTGTTTTCGTCGAATATTTGAACTATGCATTTTGTTATTAAATTTAAAACCGCAGCATAACTATCCAAAACATCTAAAGCATTATCACAAAATACATCCTTTAGAGTCAAATCTCTCATTACCACTCCAACATTATTTTCAAATAATATTTTATTTGATCTTTTTTGATCTTTTACTATTTGAGTTTTTGCCAATTTAATTTCAGTTTCAAAAAACTTTCCTGTTATTGGACACTTTACTCTTGCACTGACAGTATCACTGATAGATACCTGCCTTAATCTTAAGAACAACCATTGTGCGTCGTAAGATGGAAGTTCTGAAACATTTATATCGGTTTCCAAAAGACAGTTTTGTATTACTGTGTTTACATTTTCTATAATTTCGGCAGAAACTTTAGTTTCGGATGCAATCAGTAGCATCTTTTCTTCTTTAATTAAAAATGGTCTATACTTTACCTTTTTACCAGATGATGGTAGTTCGGTTATAAATGTAGGATAATCAATACGCGGCAATTTCATTTTATACAATCTCCATTAAATAAGTGAATTTATCTCATCAAAATACGCTAGTGTAACGCTTTGTCTTACATATTCATTTTGTTCGCCCCAGTTATACTGAATTGTGTCTACTGTAACAGGATATGCATCTAATAATGTTACTCCAAATTTAACAGTACCACGGGTGTCTTGTTGTGCTATTCTTACCGTTCCGACAATTTCATTATAATATTTTCTGTAGTATGTGATTTTATTTTGTGAAACTATTATGTTATCTAACCAACTTTTAAATAGATTTCTCGATTTACCATCCTCTTCCAATCTTATACTAAGTGTCACGGTTCCTGCCGGTGTTCTTTTATATGGTACTTTTATTGAAGGTTTTCCGTCTATTTCATAATCTTCAGTAGCAATAGTAATAGAAGGCATATCAACAGATTCGATATAAACATTAGAAAAAGATCCACCAGAAAGACCAGGTAAAGAAGGAGGAACAACACTGACGATAAATCTGTTTGTTCTAGCAATACTGATGTTTGTCAATGAAATCATTTTATCTTAACTTCTTTCTCATATAAGAATGGACTTTGTTTTTTGACATACCAACAAATTTTTCTACTGGAAGAAAAACACTTTCCACTATATCTTCTGCATAAATTGGTCTTATTTTAGACCTTATTCCAGTCATATAAAATAAATCAGAACTATTGAGTATGTATTTGAAAATAATTTTATTTGAAATAAGAGTTGATAATTTTACTTTAGCGTATCCGTCTTTTGTTTTTTGTGTGTTTTTGATAATAAAGAACAGCATTATTACTCTTTCTTTAAAAGGAAGAAGATGTAAATTGACTCCAACAAATTTGTTTCCAACAAATTGCAAAACCAAGACGACAGGAAACCTATCGAAAAACTTTTTTTGTTTTTTGTCTGGAGGAACATACTCCATCATATAAAGAAAGCCAGGTTTTTTTGATGGAAATGATTTTTTAAGTTTTCTGGAATTTACCTCTTTTTTGGACACCACTCCTTTGGATTTTTCAATATTTTTAGAAATATTAGAAATAATTGCTTTATCTTTTGGTGGATCTGGATTTTCGTTTAGTTTTTCAACGCTAGATGTTATTGCTTTTTCTATATTCATTTTATGTTAAGATCATCCTCTGTTAAAATTTTAAATTTCCAATTATTTTTTGCTGCAAATTCCTTAGCGTGGGCCCATTTTGAGTTGTTTACTTTCCAAGACTGCATTTCTTGGAGGTATGTTTTTGTCATTTTTTTACCTTTTTTGGGTGGAGAGCAGTGTCTTTTTGGTTTGATTTCTATCAAAAAGACTTCAGAACCAGTTTTTGTTTTAAACTCAACCAAAAAATCAACAAAATATCTATGGTATTTGCCATCAATTGGAGACAAATAAGGAATAACTATTTCCTCAGAACACCACTTAAGCACGCTGGAATTGTTGTCACAAAAAACCATAAATTTTCGCTCCCACAAAGAACGATAAGTGATGTTGGAATAATCTCCAACATATTTTGAATAATTTTTAATTTTAAATATTCCTTTATATGACATACATATTATTTAGATTTCAATAGGAACAATATATGCCAGTAACAGCACAAATAGCAGCAGCCACTCAAGCACTTCTGGGTTCTTTGAAAACGGTAGTTCCCAGTCAAGGTATACCATCCCAAAATAGTCCTTCACAGAATTTAAGCACATGGACAGTTATAGAGATCTATCCAAATGGTAAGAAGAGAAGTAGAGGAATATCTGGACAGGCGTTGTACGGTGCATCTACGGATAGTAGTGCAGCCTCTACTTGGGTCTTACCTTTACCAATAGATTTAGCAGAATCTAATTCTTTTAATTGGGAAAATACTGACTTCGGAATATATCAGCAAAGTATTGCGGCTTTTACTGGAGGAGAAGCGGCGCCAAAAGGTGGAATTTGGGACAGTATTAGTGGAACAGTTAAAGGTATTTTTGGTACAACATTAGACGCAATTGGAGCGGAAGGTGCAGAACAACTCAGAGGTGCAATGATGCGCGATGCTGCAAATCCTTCTACCGAATCTTTATTTAAAGCGCCAAATTTGAGAACATTTCAATTTTCTTGGAATTTAGTTCCTTTGAAGAAGCAGGACGCGGATAATATAT